AACCGGTGAACCCATCTGCCACTAACTTAATAGCATCCGCCAATAGTCCCAAAGTGGCTAAAAGGCCACCTCCTAATAAATCTGAAATTCCTTCAATACTAACACCGAATACTCCTGATAAAAACTCAGCAAAAGGTTGCCAAGAATTCTCCCAGAGGATTTGTATGATATCGATCAGTCCGTTAAAAGCATTCGCAATAGAGTCAATAGCAGGGGCTACATGTTCATCATAAACACGACTTAAGCCATCGCCAAATTTATTTACAGACCTTTCAATACTCTCAAATACAGGCGCAACAGTATCTAATAAACTTTGGAAGATTGATGAAATTTTAGGAGCGCTTGTCACAACGACTTTTTCAAATCCTTTAAACAAACTTCCTGCTAATTTACTACCAATTTCAACAATGGTAGATGTCAAGCTTAATAGAGTTGACACAATAGCGCTACCGATACGAACCGCACCAGTTGAGGTAATGACATCGTAGAAAGCACTAGAAAAGGCCTGAGCGATGTTCCCTACTGCCTCTGCAATGTTACCAATATTATCAAACAAAGCAACTAGCGCCCTGATAATGCGTTCCTTTTGCCTTCCAAGCCCATTTGCAATACTTTCAGCAAGGAAAACACCGATACCCAAACCGATCGTAGCTATTGAGCCTGTCACTTGCCCTAAAGCATAAGCGATTTTCTCAGCCATTCGGTTAAAGGCATTCACAACTCTTGGGTCAGTGGCGATTTCTCCCAATGTCTTAGCTATTTGGTCTAAGGCAATCTTGATACGTTCTATACCTTCTGGTCTAAACGCTGCATCAAAACCTTTTTTGAAGAGATCAAACAACCCTTTCAGCTTATCTCCAAGACCATCGAAAATGCTCTTAAATTGGTTGCCCATGTCGGTCAACTCGACTTCTGGCAAGATGTCTTTGAAAGGTCCGCCACCGCCTCCCTTTCCTTTACCACCTTTGCCTCCGCCTCCGCCTCCAGAACCGCCTGCGTCGTCGTCTTTTGGTTTTTGCAAGATGTTAATCTCATCAAATCCCATCAGACCAAGCAATTCTTTAGCTGCTTTCTTGGCATTTTTGGCTGAGTCTCCAAGATTGTCAGCAAGTCCTCCTGCTGAATCTCCAGCGTCATCTACTGCATCAGCAAGGTCTCCTGCTCCGCCTGCAGCGTCTTTCATGGCGTTACCCATGTCTCCAACTGCTCCACCGACACCATCTTTAACTGTTGCTTTCTTGTTGAACATCAATGCGATAAACTCTGCAAGTTTTGCCGTAACGTTCTTCAAGACCATAGCAAAAGAGTTCAAGACAGGCATGATCGCATTGATAATCGGTAACATAGCGTTACCTAGGTTCAATGCACTATCTTTCATCAGCGACTTAAAGAGACTGATACTACCGTTGACTGAGTTGGATAAAGTATCTCCATACTTGGCTGTAGCCTGTTCCAAAATGGCCATAAGACGGATTTGTTGCTGTGTTTGGTAGTCCAACTGTTGCCAGCTCTGTCCGTTTGCGAACTTCTTAAAAGCTTCAGTAGACTCAATCATAGCCACATTGACGTTGATTCCTAGGTCCTCAATTGCTTCCGTGTTACCTAGTAAACCAGAGCGAATACGCTCCATAACGTCTGTAATCGTGCGCCCTGAACCTTCAGCAACAACTGCTGAGGTCTGCAACATCTTAGCAGTATAGGCGCTTAACTTGTTGGTATCTTTGATGAATCCAGAAAATAGGTTTGAGTAGACTGCACCGTAGTTGGTAGCCTCACCCACACCCATGTTCATAGCGTTGGCATTATCGTTAACCCATTTTAAGAAAGATTGCGAACTCTCGCCCATCTGTCGCTTGATTTGGTTCATAGACGCTGATACTTCAAGAGCTGTCTGCGTTGAATACATCCCAACATCAAGCAATTTCTTACCAAGGATTGCAAAACCAGCGAACTTAGCCAGCTTGCCAAACGCACTACCGATAGAGTTCGACTGTTCACGCACTTTGGCAGTGGCATTCTTCACTTGGTCAGATGTTCCTTTGACCTGATTCTCGACTTCTTTCATCTTCTTCCTGAAAGGCGCTATCTCAGCGTCAATCATGACCTTCAATTCATCAAGAGTTGCCATTTAATTCCTCCTTTCTTTTGCGATTGTGTCTCTCTGCAAAATCACGCATCCGTTCCTTATGCAACAAAAACGCTTGTCTCTGTCGTTCCTGTTCTACCGCTTGTTGTTCTTCTACAAATAACTCAGGCGCATATTCCCAGAACTCAAAGATCTTGGCATCCTTGGATAACAATAAGGAAACGTGGTTGGATATCATCTGCGAAAGTCTGTATGAGTCAATAATCTTTTCTTTACGCTCTTGGATTTTGACACGGTTGTAGCTTTCAATCATTTCTCTGATTTCAAGCACCGTTAAATCCCAAAAATCAAGAGGCTTCCCCCCAATGTCCAAAAACATAGGATAAAGCCTCTCAATAATCTGCGTTACCGTCAAGATTACTCGACTACTGTCATTTTCTTCTTGGAAGTTTTCTTGTTCTTGCTTCCTCGTGGAGTAAAACCCGATACTTCAAAGAGTGGCATTAGAACCTCTGTCATGAAGGTTGTTTGGTCTCCACCGTTGTCCACGTATTCATCGTATAGATCATAGACATCTTCAAAGGAATACCCATGTTCATACTGCTGCAAGGCCCCATGAACTAACAACAGCATAACTTTTAAAGGTGGCAAAGTGAACTCTTCGCCAGCTTCAGGCATGAAAATCTTCAGCAAGTTCATACCGATTTTTTCTTCCACAGTTGCAGCCTGATGAGATGTCAAACGTAGCTTCAACTCTTTTTCGTCAGTAACTTTCCAAGTTGTGTATTTTAATGCCATTTAATTAACCTCCAAGACCGTCTGTAAATTCCAACTCTGACTGCAACGCAATTTTAAGGGTGAACTCGATAACGGCATTGACACCGCCACCGCCAAGTTTAACAGATACTTGACCTTCAAAATGCACTTTCGTGTTATCTGGGTAAGTCTGTTCGAAGAAGAGTTTTTCCTTATTGTCTGCCGCTTTACGCAATACACGATAAGGTGCAGTTTCTCCGTCATTCTTGTAAGAGAATTTGTATTCCAATTCCCCTGCATCGCCGATACCGAACTCATACTTCTTAACTTTATCTTCAAGAGTAGTGTTCTCTACTTTTTCAGGCTCAATACCAAACTCTGGTACTTCTTTCAACCCAGCAAGTTTAGTATAAGTTCCTTTAGCTGTACCATAAGCTAACGTAATTCCATTTGCTAACATGTTTAATTCTCCATTCTAAATTGAAAAACAAGCTCTGAGTGTAAGTCAACAACACCTTCAAAACGCATGACCTTATGTCTCAAATGAGACGGGTCTGGCACGTCTTGGCAGTCGGTTCTTCGCAAACCTAAAGACTCAAAAATCTGATTGATTTTAACAGCTAACTCACTAGTGCTGGTATCATCAAAGATATCTACCTTATAGCGGATAGATGATTTTTGTTCCTGGTCATCAAACCATTCACCGGGCTTGTTTTGTTCTTCCAAAAAAATAACGACTGGGAAAGTCTCCCAATCGCTAGGATAAGTATCGGTCACATTATCTGCGACCTTTTGTAATTCTTTAAAAATAACAGGCTTGATATTGATCATTATATTTGTTCTCTTATCTTTCTACGCACATAATTTGAAATATTCTTAGACACACGCTCTTGATTGTCTCTCAAAGCTGGATAAAGATAAGGCTGGGCAGGTTGACCATACATCTTGTAGAACTCCCCGATTTTTTGAAAGTGGTAAGGTCCTACATTGATTTGGTCTTCATGCACATACCAAGGATTAGACTTGTAAGTCACGCTGACTTCTGGAGAGATACCAGAATGGTTAGCCTGACCCTTAGGTCCCGTTCCAAACTCAACGTAAGGAGCGTATTTAAGGTTGGTGTAAACTTCGCCTATAGCCTTATCTCCGTCCATTTTTGCCCTAGTTTTGATACTGTTTCTAAGTTCCCCATTGTTGCCTGGTGCCAGTCTTTTAGCATCGGCTTGGACAACCTTTTTAGCAGCATTGTGTACCGCACGTAAGACGATATCCTCGCCAGTTTTTTTACTAGCCAATCGTCTACATTTAGCTATAAGCCTATCTGCCCCTCGTAGCCCTGACACGCTCTAACTCCAAAACTTGATGATGTGTGTATACCTTCTTAGAAATAACCCTATGAGTCACTTCCGTCTGGCTATCGATACACACACCATCCTTTACTTTGATAGTAGCTGACTTGTTGGCATTTGCGTTCAAAATATCATTGACACGCTCGCCATACAATTCAGATTGTAACTTGCTACTAGCTGGCCACAATTCAAGGCGGACTGTCTCAGCTTCCTTGGCATACCCTTCTTTTGCGACACCTTCCTCTGTGACAGTCTTTTCAAACCGTCGCATCGGATAAGGTTTCAGTCTACTCTGCTTCAAAAACATGGCCTGCCACCCTTGCTAGTCTGTGCATGCGTATTCGCTGTAGAAGACCCGTAGACAGGCCGTTTTCTCCGTAGACAACTGCTATACCACCTTCGGTTCTAGAGTGCTCTCCTTCCGCTCCTGAGCGGTTGTGGAGCTCGATAGCAACCTCAGGTATTAAGAGACTTAAAGCTGGTGTCAAAGATGTGCGATTAGTCTCTGACAAGATAAGATTTGTAGCCCTCGTTTGGAGCAACATGAAAAGCTGAGTATCTTCTTCGCCTGTTAATTTCTTCAGCAACTCTATAGACATATCAATCCTCTTCTAAGAACTCAGGTTCAGGGAAGATTTCCTCGAGAACGTCTGAGATAGCGACACCGTTGCTAGCAAAATTGTTAGTCAACTCAGCATAGCGCTCCTCAGTAATCTCAAGTTCCTCTCCTGCCAGTCGTTTCACATTTGATTCCCAATCGTAGAAATCTTGTTTGATTTTAAATTTCATAACTAAGACCTATTTCTTACCAGTTTTTTCTTTCCAATTAGCTGAGTCAGAGCCTGGTGCATTGGTTGAGCTAGTGATGTCTTTGATAGCAACATAGACTTTATCTTCATGCGTTACTGTATCACCTTCTTTATAGGCTGTTCCGGTCTTCCATTTTTTAGCACGGTTCACTGTCTTGCCTTGGGCTGATTCCTTAGCAGCTGGCTTAGTATCTGCAATTGTGATGATGTATTTTTGGAAGTGTTCAAGAACATACGCTCCAGTGTAAAGCAATTGTTCTACCAATTCACCAAAACGACCAGGTACGTTGTCATTGTACTTGGTATTGTCAATTTGGATTGGTGATGTAACGACACCAGGGGCAGCAGCAAGGGCATTTACATTTGGCAAGAATTTAGAAGGTACTTTGTAGACTGTGTAGTCATCCAATTCACCAACATATCCTTTTCCAAGGACTTTCTTATCTGCGTCACCATGTGGTAAATGCACGATTTCAGATTTGATAGCCTTGTAGAAACTTGGAGTGACAAAGAGCAAACGTTCTTTAGTGATTCCGAGTTCATCCAATTTTTCAGAAACGTCAAGAACTGCATTGTAAGCGTTGTTTGCGCCTTTTTCTTTGCCCATAACAACGTTGTCACTTACATTACCAAGTGCTGCATCGAAACGAAGTTTGTCGAGATATGGAGCAACTACTTCGGCAGTCTGACGAGCAAGCACGTAATCAATGTTTACTTGACCGTTTGAGTCTCGTTCGTCCAACTGGTCAACGAAACGACCCCAGTATTTTTCTTCTTCAAGGGTGTAGATTTTTTCTTCAACTTCAACGTGGTCAAATTCATTGTCTTTGTTACGTTTGTAGTCTTTAAGTTCTGTTGTGTTACCAGTTGCCACTGTAAAAGAGCGGCCTTGCAATGTTACTGCATCGCTAGATGTCACAAGTGGTGTTGAATATGAATTTACTGCAAGTACATCCTCAATAATACCTAGATGTTTCTTACGTGATTCTGCTGTGTTTAATTCTTCAAATGCCATTTATTTTTCCTCTTTTCTTTTATTACAAGAAGTCTTTACGCCATTTTTCTGTGACTTCTTGCTGGACTGTTTGTGCGTTCTTGATAGGCGCACTACCTTTCATACGCTCAGAAACCCCCTTCTGAACTGACTCTTCCCATGCTTTTTGGATAGAGGTAATAGATTCAGATACCGTCTCTGCGCTTGTCAAATCAACTACATTCACTAACTCAACAGGTAAGTCACGTTCACTTAGCATTGCTTTAGCTTCTGCGGTCAATTCCTTGCGGGCAATAGCCTTTTCACGGTCGGCTAGTTCTTGCTCACGCTGATCCAACTGATATTTCTGTTTCTCGTCAGCGTTCATCTTAGCAAGCTTTTTAGCTTCGTTTTCCTTGGCTTCTTGCTCAGCTTCCCATTTAGAGCGCTCGGCAGATAGCATCTTGCCGATTTCAGCACGAGTGAAAGTTCGTTCGTGCTTTTCTTCTTGCACTGTATCAACATTTTCTTGAGTGTCGACAGTCTCAGTTGATTCAGTAGATACAGTTGCATTGATTTCTTCTGACATAATTGTCCTCCAGCGATTACGTCGCCACTCGATAATCTCGCTTTACGTCCGGCGACGGAACAGCACAGCTTTTATTGTCATCGGTACAGTTTGGACAATATAAAAACCGTACGGGATTCCATACGGTTAGAGAATAAGAAAACCGCCTCGATTTCGACGCGGTTAGATTATTTTTTAATTTCTTTGATTACTTGTTTTACAAGTGCTATGATAAACAAAATTAAAAACAAGAATACCAACCACCCGAAAGCGATTGATACCCAATCCCAGATAAACATGTCTTTACTCCTTTCTATGCATCATTTTCGAGGCTTAGCATTCTTGTCCACCCATTCTTTGAAAGCATCAAAAGTATCCATGTTTTTTAGATACAAATACTTTTCAACTTTTTCAATAGCTTTATCGACCGATTGGTCGTTAAAACAATAGCCGTTACCCGATAAATCAAAAATTTTATTTCGTTCTTTCTTATCAACAATCCACAAATTTTTTCCAGTCCAAGCACTCCGTGAGTCATAACATTCCTTCGATTGTATTTCAAGTCCGTTATCTTCAATCAATTCTATCAATTTTTTATACTTGTTCATTAAAATTTCCTTTCTGGGCACGAAAAAAGCACTTAGATCTCTCTAGGCGCTTAATTCGTATTATAATTTAAGTTTTTTACAAAATTCTGTTGCATCCATATTAGGATTTTCTCGCAAAAATACAAGCAGTGCACTACCTCGAGACTTATCTTTAGATGTGGTAGTGGAATCAATATTATATGTACGAGTGTAGTCGTCGATGAAACTATAATCTACCGAATCTTTTCTCTTGTTAGCTAACTGTTCTCGAATATTGGCAGGATAGAGGTAAAAAACTGCTTTACCTATTCTATGTAATTCATCATCACTAGCTGACTCCAAAAACGAAGCAATAGACTTTAGAGATAACCCCTGTGTAAAAACTAAAATATCAGCTCTAACACTCGGAATATCTTGAAATGGTTCTAAAAATCTTTTTTTAATCATCTTGTAACTCCAAACTTATCAAATTTAATCCTGATGAATTTTTATCTACGGATATAACTTTAAATTTAGCAGATGGTTTGATAAGAAATTCTTTTTCTTCTGGCATATCCGAAAGCTCAGATATGTATACTCCAGATTTAGAACCTTTTCTTACTGTAATATCCAATAGATACCTTTCTCCGATTCCATCATTAGAGAAGTTTAATGCTTCTTCTTTCGCTAAACTTGTACTCATAAAACCCTTGTCGATTACAGTAGTCTGACCGACAATTAAGTTATTAAAGTATGATTGTTCTGCCCTAGTTCCACGATAAGTTATGAAACTTTCCTCAGTCTTATAGCTTCCAAATACGGTTTCTAACTTTTTGGAAAGCTCTAGGTTTTCTTGCAAATATCTTTCGACATAAGGAATTTCAGATTCTGTATTCTTCATAGCCTTGTCTCATCACGGAATTTATTTGCTCATGTGGAGACATGGTGTAATTGAAAATAGCATCTTTTTGTTTTTCGTCAAGCTCATTATACCATTTTTGATAAGACTTTTGTTTCTTGAAGAAGTCATCTATTTCACTTGGTTTATCAGCTACAAAAATCTTGTCATCTACTTCTGGTTTAGATTCCTTAACAACGTCCACACCATCCACATACTTGCTATACCACTCTTTATAAGTCATATCGGCAGGCACCAGCTCGGTCTTACCTGTCTCTGGATTCCTTGCCCTGCGCTTCAGCTTGCTGTAGTCTGCGTCCTCGTCGTATGCGACAGTAGTAGACCTACACCACGGATGCATAGGCGGACAATTGACACCAGGGACGGCCTTATCCCTATCATAGATCTTATTATCGTGCTCCTGGCAAATGCGTGATGTACGCTTGTCTAAGACGGCCACAAAGATATACTTCTCTATGTCTGCTTCTTCATAACTAAGTAGTTCCATTTGATTATGAAAAAAGGCTGATTCTGTCCGAACCAAGCGCCTTGCATCATTCTGACCTACATTGAACCGCTCAGCAATTGCTTGTGCAGTTTCTCGTGTATCTCGCCCTGTCATAAGGCTTATGAGTAATTCATCTTTTATGCTTGATGTAAGCTTCCCTGTATTCTTCCAGATGTCTGTAGAGTAGGTGCTTCCATCTCCTACCCAGCTGAAATTCTGTAGATGTTTAATCTCGCTTTCAGGAAGCCCAGAAAAGCCATATGCCAGCCCTGTCTGCTGTTGCAGGTCAAAGGTAGCCTTGTAGTAGCTATCCTTCATCAGGTCGCTATAAAAGGCGTCTGAACCTGTCTTCTCTGAACGGTAGATAGATTCACGCATACGGTCCAAATCGTCGCTCAATCGTTCTAGGCGCTTCATACGAAAAGAATAAGCTGGGCTGTCTAAGTCAGCCAGTAGCCTTTGGATATTCGGGTCATTCGGTCTTGCTTCAAGCACCTTACGAAGTTCATTCAGGTCTTTCTTGTCTTTCATGTTCTTCAAGACTTGTCTAGCATCTACCTGACTCAAACCATAATCACGTTGAAACTTATCAAAAATCTTATTGATTTCCTTATCTAAGTAAGTCTTAGCTTCTTGATAAACCTTATCGAACTCGTCTGCCTGCTTTTCGGCCTTGTCCATCTGCTGGTAAATCAGATTGGCTTTCCTCTTCGCCCAATACTCCTGATTCTTCATCATCTACCTCGTCTTCGGGTTTCGTGTTGTCTTGGTTGAACATCGGCATGTCTTCCATGTTCTTCTTTTTCTCTTCTTCCAAGGCTTCCAACTCAGCGTCAGGGTCTTCCACAAATGGCAAGAGAGAAATAAGCTGTCTATTGGTCACTTTACCTTCCAAGTTGTTCACAATCTGAGAGATTTCCAGTAAGTTCTTAGGTAAACCACGGCTGAACTGCGGAACGATTGAATGAGACTCTAGTGCAATCTGCTTCATACCCAGGTAATGAGCAAAAATCGCAATACGCTGTCTTAATCCACGCTTGTAATTCGCTTCCTTGGTCTTGGTAATCATCTCAAGCCCCATTAGCTTGAATTCCATGGCTACGCCTGACGTATTGCCTGCGAAATTCTCATCAGTCAAGTTAGGCACATGGCTAAATGTGTAGATATCCTCTTTCAGAGCTGTGCGCAAGATTTCAGTAGCACTTTCATCCAGCGTATTCTTCAAGAACTCAGCCCTTGCACTATCGCCCGGCAATTCCAAAAGACCTTCTTCAGAAAGAATCTTCATCGCTACCTTAGCGTCTTCTGGAGTGTCTGCTAACTGTGTACCATACAAGACAAGGATAGACTCTACTGCCTGCTCCTTGTCGTTGACACGGTTACCCATCAAGGAATTATAAGCATCAATCAAGCTCATCTGTTGCTCATAGTCGCCAATCGCAAAGTGATTATTGCGATACTCGATAATCGGGATTTGACCAAGATTGTGAGGATCTACTTGCTCATTCTGAGTTGTTCCTGAATCTGTACTTCTCAGCACCATATGATAATGCAGATTCTCAGTAAAGACTTCTGCCTGGTACTTAGTAGTATCTTTCGTATCATCTTTGACCTGGTAGTAATAGACCGCAAATAAAGGCTTCCGCTCAATACTATCATCATAGACCATGAAAGTATTCTCTGGGTCAATACTAGTTGAATCCAACTCAGTCACTCCCTCTTTGGCATAGATGTACTCATAAGCGCGACCATAGAT